TGAGTGTATGGAACTGCACTTGAACCAAGACGCTTCCAACCATTGTAATCCCAACGTAAGTTCCAAGCTGCACCTTTACGTAAATCTCTTAAGATTTCACGGTCGATTTCAGCCGCAACTTGCTCAGATAATAAAGCTGTTAATTCAGCTTCAGCATCGATGTTGTGGAACGCTGCAACGTCTTGTGCCATTTCTGGAGACCATTGAGCTCTTAATTTTCTTTCTGTTACAGAAACTGTAACTGACATAAGGTCGAAAGATACCTCACCAATTCTATCTTCAAATTCTAAGTTTTTGTAGATTCTGTAAGTTGCAGTAAATGCATCATTACTTGTTGTATCTGAAGAGAATGTTGAACCTGTGTAACCGTCCATAGAACCACCACAAGTAATACAAACTGGTACTTGTAAATCAACTTCTAAGTAGATTTTACCTTCAGCATCACATAAGTTGTCATATTGACCACCATCAGTTTTACTGTTAGGGAATACTAACGTAGAGTTGTTATTACCGTATTGTACAATACCTTTACCATATCTTTGAGTTACAACTCTAAATAAGTAAGGGTTAGTTGTATTTCCTGAAGTGTAGTTATTACCTGTAGCACCATAAATAGTTAAATCAGACAAGAACGCTTCGTTGTCCATTGGTTGACCATCAGGACCGATTAATTTACCAGCACCATCAGCTGCAAAACCTGACATAACAATAAGAACTTTTCTATAGTTGTCTGTAGTGTAAGCTGAAGGAACCAATTGGTCTGCTAACCAAGATACAGTTACAACTGGAGCTGTGATTGCAGAATATTGTCCTTTAGAATAGTCGAATAAACCTGGTGGGTCTAACGCTGGTTCGTTACCTTCGTAGAATCTATCGTAAAGGTCTTTAGTGTTGTTGTAGTCATAACCACTGTTTGGTGTTTGGTCAGCCGCAGCGTTTGGTGAACCATAAGGTGGGTAGTGAATACCTGTGTTAGCTAAGTTAGCTGGGTCAGTGTAAGCCTGAATGTTAGGTACGAAGTAGAACAATTTACCGATAGGTAAGTTCATTGCTTGTACTGATACGATGTCATTCGCTAATAATTTAGAGAATACACGTCTTACAATTGGGAAAACAACTGTTTCAAATGCACCTGTATCAGATGTAGATGATGCTTCGTTAATTAAGAACGATGCTTGGTTTTCGTATAATTGTGCTACGTTTTCTCTCATGTGACCTTTAAGACCCTCTAAGAATCCTAATTTGTCCCATTTGTTGATTGTGTCTTCTTTGATAACTTTAAGGTGTTTTAACCCGATGTTACCAACAAGACCTGATTCTAATAATGCTCCCATTTTAGTATTTGTTTTGTTTTTAAGTTTATTTTATTTTTTAACCTAATTTACCCATTAAGTCCTTCATTCTTAAGAATTGAGGATTTTCATAAGTTTTTGATTCAATTAGAGTTGTTGATGAACCTGTAGAAACTGATTTGTTTAATTTTGCTCCCACCGATTCGTTAATTGATTTTGTATCCACAGTATTTAATTCGTCTTTGATTGACTTATAAAGATTTTTAGATTCTTTTAAAGTTTCAACATCGTCAAATCTTCTTAGGATGTTTATTTTTTCTTTTTTAGTAGTTGAGTGTTCTGTGAACAATCTTGTAGCGTAAGCTAAGTTTGAATTAAAGATTGCAACTTCGTTAAGTTTTTCTCTAAATACATTCAATGCTTTTCTATACTCTTCATTCTTTTCTCTCAACATTCTAACTTCTTCTGAAGTAGTTGATTCAACTTTAACACCATTTTTACCATAAACATAGTTTCTGTTATTTGTGATGCCCTTTCTTAACCCTCTACCTTCTTTGGAACCCATCCCGTATGTTCTAGCAGCTTCTTTAGTTTCAATTTTTTCAAACGCTTTTTCTCCTTTAGAATTTGTCATACCTTTTTTAGTTGTGTAATCTTCTTTACCTTTCATGGTTTTAGATTTATCACCTCTATTCATTCCGTAATCACCTTCTTTAGTTTCTGCTTTAACAACTTTGGATTTACCTTCCATATTTTCACCTTTCTTGTATTCGAATTTCGCTCTACCAGTACCAACTGATTTAGGACCTACTTTTTTCTTTTCATCGAATCCGCCTTTAGCTTTATCTTTGTAAGAAAATTTAGGACCTGAACCCATTCCAACACCTTTAGGTTTGTAAGTTTCATTTGTTAAATCGTCCATCTCTTCAACGTCTTCCATTTCGTCTAAGTCTTCCATTTCGTCTAAGTCTTCCATTTCGTCTAAGTCTTCCTCATCTAATGTGATTTCGTAAACAACTTCTTCATCATCCATATCAGATGAATCAACGTCAGATACGTCACCATTGTCAGAGAAAATAGCATTAATAACGTCATCAACTGATTCGTCGTATTCTCCGTAATTCATATGGTCTTCCATTTCGTCTACTTGAGATTCACCAAGCTTAACAAGGTATTCTACGTCAGCATCATCATCAGTTAAATGAACGTTTTCACCATCTTTTTTTACAATGATACCGTCATCTTCACCCATAGCTTTGAATACTTTCAAGATTTCCTCGTCAGAAGCGTCAGTTAAATCTATTGGACTTTCTTCTGAATCCATGTCCATATCCATGTCAACATCCATATCCATATCCCCTTCATCAGAGTCCATGTCCATATCTGTATCGATATCCATTTCCATTTCATCGTTATCAGCATCCGTATCAACGTCTGCATCTAAATCAATCTCATCTTCCTCTTCTTGTTCGGAAAGAGATTCTTTTACTAATTGGTTGATTTCTTCCTTCATAGTAGAAGCAAGTATTCCTTTTGCATTTTCGGCTATAGCTTCTTCAACTTGTCTCATTTGAATAAGAGCCTCTTGGACTAAAGATTTGTTTTCTTTCATGAAAATCTATATATTTTACAATATAAATAGTGTCAAATAACAAAAAATCCATTTTTGAGGTTACACAATCTTACTTTTATTTTATAAAAAAGTTTGGAGCATAAAAAAAGTGGTTGTTAAACCACTTTAATTTTTTATTCAATAACTTCGTCAATTTTACTTTCCGATACTGAGGTTATCCTCCAATCGTTTGTAAATCCTTGATACTTTTCGGTAACCTTAGCTTCTACATCGGTTACTGAGAATCCTTTAACAAGTTTCTCTTCTCTGATTTTTTTAATTTTACCCGTATTCTCATCAGGTAAATCGTACTGAATTTTTGCTACAAAATATTTTTCGTCCATAATTTATTATTTTCCCAAATAATCGGTTAATTTTCTCATTAAGTCAACTCCTTTAGTTTGAAATTCCGAATTTTCAGGTGATTTGTATTTTTTTTCTTCTTCTAAGTTCTCTTCGTACTTATCTCTATCGTCAGGATTAGTAAATAAATAAGCTCCTGGCGTAGACGGAGACGATACCAAGTCAAAACATATTAATTCAAAATCGTCCTGTACTTCATTTCTCTCACCAACCTTCTTCAAAGAACCTACACCTCTTGAAGAAACTCCCATAGTAACACCTTGTCTCATTAAGTTAGCCGCTTGGTCTCCTTTAGTGGAAACAATACCTCTTTCATGAAATCCTGGCGATGTTAACAATTTAAGTTTACCCATTAAGATATTTCTATCCCACCATATCTCTGTGATGATGTGAGATACTCTATCTAAGTCGATTAAAGACGATTCAGGGTGATTAAGTTCTGAAGTGGATAATCCCTTATCAATTGCTTTTTGATAGTTTACTGCTTCTCTCTTTAATATCCTTTCAGGATAAAATCTTCCGTTTCTATTTGGTGTGTCATATTTCTGTAATACTGCGTAGAATTCAAAAGGATTTCTATAATCTAACTCCTTTGCTTCTCTTAACATCTCGGCATTACGAATATCTTTTGGTGATAACCAACCTGCGTCGGCCTCAACCAATATTCCATGACCTACTTCACTTGCTTCTAATATTCTTAATTGTTTCATGAATTCTTTTTAAGATAAATATACGATACAAGTATCTTTTTAAGATTAATCGTTTTTTGATGGTGAAAATTCAAAGTATTTGTTTTGGATAACATTCTCTTTGAATATGTTCTTGATAATTTTTTTGACTGAATCTTTTACTTCTGTGGATTTAAAATCTATTTCACTATTGGTGTATAAATTAACTTCTAAGTTTAAAAAAGATTTTTTACCGTGTGATATCCCACTTGTTCTAAGGTCTAAATCGACTATACTTTGTTCTTTGAATAATTCGTGGTTTATTGAATTGAATACCGAATGTTTAATGTCTCGGCTTAGATTACAAACAACTCTGTTCCAATTGTCGTGTTCAAATTTGGGGGTTACCCATGATTGTATGTTTATGTATAGTGATTTTAAATTTTTAGAATCTACCGTTCCGTACACAGATTTAATTGGATTGTAGAGATTTAACTTTACACTTTTTCCCTTTTTCATTAAGTTTCATATTGTCAATGTTTATTTGTTTATTAAAATAATAACAAAAATTAGTTCAATTGTCAAAAACTTTCGGAAAAATTAAGATATTTGTATTATATGTTAAAAGTAGATGTAAAAAAAGATGGGATAGAAAAAGCCCTAAAGACGTTAAAGTCAAAAGTAATTAAAACTAAACAAAATCAGATATTGTTTGGTAAGAAAGAATTTCTTAAAAAATCGGTTTCAAGAAGACAACAAAAGTTAAAGGCTTCTTACGTTCAAAAAATGAAATCTAAATTAGATTGATTCTTCTAAGTTTTTTAACTTAAGAAAATTCAATTGGTCAAATTTTTCAAATTTCAATCTATCAATCGTTTCAGATAATTTTGTTTGGATTTCAAAATCTTGCTCGTTTTCTAATATAGTGTTCAATTTGGTAATTGTACTTTCTTTTAAAGTTTCAAATTTTTCTTTAAGCAAAGTTGTGTCTTCAGACATTAATCCGATAAACTCTTTTTTAGTTGATTCGTCAAGATTATCAAGATAACCTTTCATTGTTTGATTTGCAATACTAACCATAGACTTTAAAGGGATATTAATTGATTCCTTAACTGGTTGAGGTTTACTTGAGACCAAAGTTTTAATCAAAGTTTTCTTTGATTGAACTCTTTCCATTAAATCCAATTTATTTGTATAAACTAATGAATCAATATTTGAATATTTATTTGAAACATTTTCATATACTGTTTTTGGCGTTTTAATTGTTGGTACCAATTTTTGAATTAAAGTAATACCTTCTTCCAAAAAATCTTTCGCATCTGCTTCGGTTAATCCTTGAGGTGTGGTTAATTGGTCGTATAAAGAATATAGTTTTGACATATTCTTATTGTTCAAAACATTTTGTTTGAACTCTTTTAACGATTTCTTAAATTCCTGTTCATTCTTGTAGGATTCTAATAAATTGTTTTCAATTATGGATTTAATTTGTCCGAAAGTCATTTTGTTTGTTTTCAATATAAATATTACGAGTTTAACAACTTATCCAATTCTTTTGAAATTTCTCCTAAAGAATCTTGACCTTGATTCAAATTTAAAAATCTTGATTTTTGTGCGAAATTATTTTCTAATAAAATATTCATATTTGCCCTTTTAGATTCGGGTGTCACTTCACCTCCCGCTGGTGGTGCGGCTTCTTCTCCCGCAGGTGCCGCTTCTTCACCTCCTGCTGGTGGTGCAGTTTCAAAACCTCCCCCTCCAAATGATGGTGTTGCCCCCATATCTTCATCTCCTGTAGTTGCCGCAGCTGTTGCGGTACCACCTGAAGTATTTCCATATAACTTATCAATATTATCAAATAGACCTGTTTTAGTAATAACTGTAGGTGTTGCTTTAAGTTCTTCACCAACAGCTCTTTCAATTCTTTGTTGTTGTAAATCCAATCTGATTTCTTCATCAGACCAACCAAAGATATGTTTTTTAGCCCATGTTGATGATGTTGGCTGAATACCATTTCCTGGGTCAGCAACCAAATCTTTATACAATAACACTTTTTCTTTCCAAACATCAATTTTTAATAAATCCGCTTGTGTAGATGGGTTAGATAAACCTAATGTAAAGTTTTGTAATTCGTCCTCAAATCCTAATAAAAATAAGTGGACAATTGCAATCTTGTTTAACTCGGCAATCATACTTTTTTGAATTCTGTTGATTGTACGAGCAAAACGGATATCTTGTAATGATAAGTTTTTACCATCACCAACAACTTCTTCAAATCCTAAGAATGCCTTTGGAACACGAAGTGCGGTTAATAGTTTCTTTTGGATATATTCAATATCGGCAATTTCTGATAAGTTTGTTGCTCCAGGTAATGTTGTAATTGGGTCTGGCGCCGCAGGGTCACGAACAGGGATGAAATAATCTTGGTCAACCGCCATTTGGTTGAATCTCATATCTACGTTTCCTGTTTTAGAATCGACAATTTGTTCTCTTTTAAACTTGTTGGCAACACGGTTTACGTACGCTTCAACATCATCATCATTCATGTTACCCACGAATACTTTAAACATTCTTCTTTCAGGAGCTCTTGATGTACGATAGATTAACATCGCATCTTCTGACAACAATAACTGTTTCCAAATACGTCTTGCTTTCTCCAACATTGATGTACCATAAGGAAGTTTTCTGTCATCACCTAATAATCTAAAGTGAGCAATCTCCCATGATTGGAATTCCATGTTTCTGTTTTTCCAAGTAAAATGAAGAGCCTTTTTATTCTCGTCTTGTTCCTGTGTGATATCAACAGTAATTTTAGCAGTTACACCAACCTCATGACGTTCAATTTCAATTGTTGGTAATTGTTGACAACCAACAATACCTTTTTCAGGGTCTAATTTCATATAAACAAAATTATCACCATACTTACAAGTGTTTCTTGTCCACATTGGTAAGTTAGTATTGATGTCAAGGGCATTGTTAAATAAATCAGCTAATACTGATTTAATTCTTTTTGACTCAGAATAAATTTGAAGAATAAAACCATCTTCATTTGTTGTTGTAGATTCTTCAGAATAAATGTCTAATGCCGC